TGAAAAACTGCCCCTTCTGCGGGGCTGAGGCCGTGATGGAAACGTTCACAACGGCGATGGAGAAAAAGCCGAGATTCAGGGTGCGGTGTACGAACTGCCCGTGTGATCTTGGCTGGGATCATTGGAGCGTAGAGGAAGCGCGAGATGCGTGGAACAAACGGACGGAGGGCAAAGGCAATGGCTGAACTGGAAAATGCGGTCAAACCAAAACTTGACAAATACTGTAATTGGTGTTGCGGTGCATGTGGGAAAATGCTGTTCGGACGGGATGAGAAATGCCCGTGGTGCGGGAAGGCTGTGAAATGGCCTGAACAGCCGAAGGAGGAGGGCTGAACCGTGATTGAAGTATTGCAATTCATCTTTCAGGACTTCTGGCACTTCGCTGGGACGTGGGTGCTTCTGATGGCTATATGCCCGTGGGACAATATCAGGATGGTTTTCAAGCCGAAGGATAAGGAGGGCTGAACCGTGTACGCTATTTTAGGAGGAATTATTGGACTGTCTATGTCTGGTGCATTTATTGCTATCCAAAGTGATGACACCGAGAATATCCCAAGATACATAGTGCTTGCTGTTTTAGGCGTTATTGCCGTGGTTATGTTGGTAATAAGGGAGGGTAAATCGTGAAGGACGATCTGATTAGCCGGAAAGTGGCGATTGAAGAATTTGAAGATATGGTAACAAGCGTAAGTGTCTATGGGGAATCGGCAGAAGCAAGATACGCAACAAACGCACGGATAAGATTTATCGAGAAGCTAAACAGCATTCCAACCGTTGATGCCGTGCCGCTGGACAAGCTGTGCGATTGGCTAAGCGAAAACAGCATCAATATACCATGTGAAGCCTGCCCGAATTTCTCAAACGAATATTGCACCGCTATCGGGGACGCAAGCAAGCCCTGCCCGAAAACAGCGAATGATTGGCGGCGGGTAATTACAGAATGGATGGAGGAACAAGATGCTGATTAAAGCCTACCGACATTTCAAAACTATATGCAAGCATAAGGCAGTTGTTTTTCACGAGTGCGCTGCATGCGGATTATGGTGGCGTGGTCTGGTGCATGATCTTTCCAAATTCAGCCCGGCAGAATTTCTTCCATCTGCCAGATATTTTCAGGGAGACAGAAGCGCAATTGAAGCTGAAAAAGAAGCCGTTGGGTATTCAAACGCATGGCTTCACCACAAAGCGCATAACAAGCATCATTGGGAATACTGGTGCGATTACGACAACGAAACAGGGGCTGTATTCCCGCACGAAATACCGTACAAGTACGTTGTGGAAATGATCTGTGACTGGGTAGGGGCTGGAAAGGTATACAGCGCGGACAAGTGGACACAGCACGAACCGCTTAACTATTACAACAAAGTAAGGCGAGGACGGCATTTCCACCCGGAAACGGAAAAGCTGATCCTGAAATTCCTGACATGCATCGACCTGATGGGGCTTGACGCTTTCCATAGGATGGCAAGGGAGGAACAAGATGCTGATAGACAGTGAAAATCTCATTGCCCGGATTGATAAATGCTATCAGGAATCAGCAAAAACCGGGCTGGGGCTGGAACCAGTCATGGCGATACGGGATATAAAGGCGCTCATATCAGTCATGCCAACCGTTGATGCTGTGCCAATAATCCGCTGTAAGGATTGCAAATGGTATGACACCGAATATCATTGCAAGCTGAACGGTTACGGCTGCGGAAGGTCCCCGGACTGGTTCTGCGCTGACGGAAAGAAGGAGGAAGAATAATGCACATCTACCGATACGGAACCCTGATGCGTCCACCAGGGCCCGGCGCTGTGCCGAGGCGGGGGCTGATTCAAACAATCGGGCGGCACTTCAACGCCCCGTCAGGGCATTTCTGCTGGGGACTGGCGGAATATGATAGGCCGCTGACGGACGAAGAAGTAAGCGGGTATGAACTGGAATATATAACGGACTACGACGCGGAGGAAACCGATGAACATTAACATGTACCAGCAGCTAGCCGCCCGGACGATGAACCCGGAATTGACGCAGGTAGAAACAATCCTCCACGCCTTGCACGGCATGAGCGCGGAAGTAGGCGAAATCCACAGCATCTATCAAAAATCCTATCAGGGCCATGAGGTAGACGCAAACGACCTGAAAGCCGAATTGGGTGATCTGCTTTGGTTCTGCGCGGAATATTGCACCGCTCAGGGATGGGACATGGAACAGATTTGCGTGAAGAACATCGAAAAGCTTCGGGAACGCTATCCAAAAGGTTTTTCCGCTGAACGCAGTTTGCACCGAGAAGAATAATCAGCGCTATAAGCGCGGCGGTTGGTTATCCTCCTTGCCCTGACCTTCACCAACCGCGCCAACCACGCAAGCGTTTTTCTTTCCGTTTCACGCTTGTGCAATGGCTGGCTGATACGTTGGCGGTCTGCGATAAACCGCCAGGCGATTTTTTTCGGCGGCAGATTTTAGCCTATAAACGATAATAAGCCGCCCGGTGGGCGCGGCATCGCCCACCGATATGCGGATGTATGTAAGGACAAGTAACCGAAAGGCGAACGCACGGGAGCGGGCCAGACCTTGACTCTGGCACAATGTGGGTTCGAGTCCCACCATCCGCACCAACTGCCGGGAGGTAGTAGTCCCCGGAAGTCCGCACGAACCGCCCGCCGCTTGCGGCTTGTGTGGTCAGTAGTAGTATTAGGCATCAACCACCTAAAGCAAGCAACGCGATCGAAGCGGCCTACACTTTGCAACGGGTAAAATAGTATTTTACAATTTCGGGTTCATGGCTGGATTCCGTTTAAACCAACTCAACAACTCCCCACCCGTTGCGAATGCGTCCCCGAACAGGCAACCGACAAGCAGCAAGGCCGCACGGAGTAATTCACCGTTGCCGCCGCGTGTGATGAAGACACGGCCCCCACCGGGAACCTGTTCGGGGATGCGGAAAGGAGAACCATGGATAGCAAGGAAATCGTGTTCGCGCTGGAACAGGAGCGCATGAAAACAGGAATGTCAATAGCAAAGTGGGCAGACTATATAAGCGTCCCGCTGAGTTCCTACAATGGCTGGATATATGGATACCGAAAACCAGCGCTTTGTTCCGTGGTAACCGCAATGGAAAACGCTGGGCTTGAGCTGATCGTGCGGAGGAAACAATGACGCTGAAAGAAATGATCGAACGGGAATGCAGGTATCACGGGGCAATGAACGTTGACGGCACGGTAGATGATGATGTGGCAATCTATATCAATTACGATGTGTTCCAACGCCACAAGCGCGAAATCACCAGCACCAAAGATGGGTTATACATCGACAATACACGCGTGTTAATCAATCCTTATCTTGGCGGTAACATGGTGCAAATATCCCTTGTGTGAGGTGGGCGATGGAAGAAAGAATCCTGATACGCCGCCCGGAGAACCCGGCAAAGGCGTTTCTATCAAGGTACAAGTATCTTTGCATTCAGCAGGAATCCTTACAACGTTCGATTCAGGCGGCCCAGGACAGGGCGCTTTCCTGCACCGTGCGCCTGAAACTCATTCACACCCAGGGCGGCGGCGGGGTGTATGACAGATTAGCTGAGGACATCGCCGGGAAGCTGGACGCGGAAGAACAGCTTTCAATGGATTTGGGGAAAATCAGTGAAGCGCTGGCAGACATCCGCGCGGCCATTAACAGCTTGCAAAGCGAAGCGCAAAAGACGGTGCTGACGCTTCGCTATATTGAGTGTTTGGATTGGCCCGATGTGCAGGACAAAATGGGCTATGAACGCACACAGACGTATATCATTCATGGTCGGGCGCTGCGGAACGTGCTGAAATGGATGGAGGGAAACAAATGAAAATTTATGTTGTAACCGAAGGAGAATATTCTGATTATCATATCTGTGGAGTATTTACGAAAGAAAAGAAGGCCGAAAGATATGCTTATCTGATTGGCGGAGATGTAGAAGAATACGAAGACGAAGATGCAAACAACCCCGAACAGCTTATGATAGAATATGATAGACGAAGAAACGCAATAAATGTAAAGGGAACATATTGGGGTGGAGAAGATAGAATGCTATATGATTTATTTTATTGTTATGTTCCTTTTTCTGAGAGAATGGCACAGGAAGAAGATAAAGGGAAATTAGAAGACGTATTATTGAAGATTGCACAAGATCGGTATGCAAAGTTTATGGCAAGAGAATTAGGACTTTAAAAAGTGCGGACGAAAACGGACTATAATTTTTGATATATTTATCATGGGCAAAGCCCATGAGGAAAAACGCAACCTCAAAGTATAATCTTTTATAGGAGGCATACAATGCTTACACAGATTTGTTGGAAATGCGGCAAGGAAATTCCCCAGGATGAATATGACGGGCAGACACGGCGGTTCTGTGAAAAATGCTATGGCGAATATTCGGAAGAATACAAGCCAGTAATCACGCAGTATGCAATACTGAAAAACCGCGTCATGTTTGAGCGGGCTATGAGAATCATGGAAAAAGCCTGCGCGGATATGACAAAGTATAAGAAATTTGCAAACGCCGTGATGAAGCATTCGCGGGATAACCCGGAGCAGTATTTAAGCGCTGACGAAATGATTTCTGCCGTTGTTCTGCTTGAAGCCGGACTTGACTTCCAGATGAATTACAAGGTTGGACATTATCGGGTGGATATTTATATCCCTGAAAAACATGTTTGCCTTGAAATTGACGGCGAACGCCACAAGCACAAAAGCGCGGCAGACGGAAAAAGGGATGTGGAAATCCGGGCGAAGCTGGGGAAAGAATGGGAAGTGATACGCATTCCGACAAACTACATCGAGGAACAGCCTGAAAAGTTACCGGAAGCAATTGACGCGATGTATAAGAACATCAAGGAAATCCGGGCAAAAAATAACGGACTGCTCCCTGAAACATACTCAAAACGGCAAAAAAGATATTATGAGCAGAACACACTACAATACACCAGAACAACCCATGTAATTTAATAGCCGTCAAAAGAGCGCGAACAGCGCCCTTTTTTCGTTTCAGGCAGCGCCGCACATATATCAATATATTGGGGCGGCGGGGTTCTCCCTTGCTGGTGGGGGCAAGGAATCAGACACTTGGGAGGGTGGATGATGAAACTGGAAATCGTGTACCTTGATCCGCACGACATGACGCCATACGAAAACAACACGCGGAAGCATAGCCCGGAGGACATTGAGCAAATCAAAGCCAGTATTCAGGCTGACGGGTTCAACGACCCAATAGGCGTATGGGGTGAAAACAACCTGATTGTGGAAGGCCACGGGCGGCAGATTGCGGCGCTGGAAATGGGGCTGGACAAAGTGCCGTGTATACGCCTTGACCACCTGACGGAAACACAGCGCCGGGACTACGCCATCAGGCACAACCGAACCGCTGAATTGAGCGGGTGGGATTTTGCCAAGCTGGAAGAAGAAATCGCCGCGCTGGAAATCGAGGGCGTGGATTTGAGCGGGCTGAACTTCGATGTACTTATAGGGGGGGGCAATCCCATTCCTGACAATTTGGATGCAGAAGAAGATTACAATTCATCTGCCCCCATAGCCGGGAAATTCACGTTCAGCAATTATTCGGAATACGCACAGCATGAACAGGAATTGAAGGATTTTGCTGATGAAATCGGCGCGGAATATTCGGTGGTCAAGGCATGATCACGCTGAAACGGGCAACGCCTGAGGCCGTGCGGTATGCGTGTTTGAATTTCCATTATGCAAAGGTCGTTCCGTGTGCTATTTACTCTTACAACGTATACAACGAATCTGGCGAATGGTGCGGGTGCATTTTGTTCGGCAACGGGGCGATGAACTTTCACAAGCTATTTGGCTTGAATAATGGCGAAGTGTTTGAACTTGTGAGGGTAGCGCTCAACGGGAAACAGCCTTGCACATCGGAATGCGTATCAGCAGCATTGCGGCAGCTTCACAAAGACGCGCCACAGATAAAGATTGTTCTTTCATACGCTGATATGGATCAAGAACACTTCGGGACAATCTATCAGGCAACGAATTTTATTTACCTCGGGGAAACAGTTCAAGGCGGTATTTGCGGATTCGTTGTCAACGGGAAAAAGCTGCATCCCAAAACAATTGGCTCTCACGGGTGGAGAGCTTCGGAAAAGTGGCTTCAAGAGCATGTGGACCCGAGCGCTCATGCAGTCAGATCAAAAGGCAAACGGAAATATATTTGGGTTTATGACAAGAAACTCCGTAAGGAATGGCAGAAGAAAGCACTACCTTACCCGAAAAAGGGCGAATAATCGCCCGTATGCGGTTTTAGTTCAATGGCAGAACAACTTTCAATCCTGAAAGAAAACGGCGGTTCGATTCCGACCAAACCGCTCCAACAAGTATTTATCGGGGGTGATACTCATTGCGGGGCGTAAGGGCAAATATGACCAATGGCTTACCGAAGACGGGCTAACAACTGTTGAAGGCTGGGCGCGGGACGGCCTGACGGATGAGCAAATAGCGCATAACATCGGCATAGCAGAAAGAACATTTACGGATTGGAAAGACCGATTTCCCGCCATTTCTGCCGCCCTTAAAAAAGGCAAGGCTCCGGTTGACATTCAGGTTGAAAACGCACTGCTGAAACGTGCGCTTGGTTATGACTATGAAGAAATAACGACAGAAATATTTGATATGCCGGATGGGACGCAGCGAAAACATATCAAAAAGGTTACGAAAATGGTTGTTCCCGACACCACGGCACAGATATTTTGGCTGAAGAACCGCAGGCCGGACAAGTGGCGGGATAAGGTTGAAACGCCGATCACGGAGGACAAGAACGCTCCCATCTATGAACTGCTCCGCAAGCTGGACGGTGAATGCGATGTTTAGCCCGATGCAGAAAACGTTCTGGCGGGAAGCGAAAAGGCGCTGGAACATCAAAACAGGCGCGACCCGAAGCGGGAAAACGTATCAGGATTACTTCCTGATCCCCCGGCGGCTGCTGGCCGTGGAGGGCAAGGAAGGGCTGAACGTGATCCTTGGCAACACCCGCGAAACCATCCGGCGCAATATCCTGTTGCCGATGCAAAGCATGTACGGCGCTGAATATGTTTCCAACCTTCGCGCCGATAATTCGTGTGATATGTTCGGGCAGAAGGTTTTCTGCCTGGGCGCTGATAACGCGAACCGGGTGGACAAGGTGCGCGGTTCATCCATCAAATACTGTTACGGGGATGAAATTACAACGTGGAACCCGGATGTGTTTGACATGCTGAAAAGCCGCTTGGATAAAAGCTATTCGATTTTTGACGGCACATGCAACCCGGCAAGCCCGCAGCACTGGTTCAAACAGTTCCTTGATTCCGATGCGGACATATACCAGCAAGCCTATACGATAGACGATAATCCTTTCTTAGACCCGGCGTTTGTGGCGAACCTGAAAAAGGAATACAGCGGCACGGTATTATATGACCGTTACATTCT